CTTTTGTGTCAGCTCTAACAGCTCCTCCAGCTATTAATTCTAAAGGTCTAATTAACGCTTCGTAAATACCAGATTTCATATTTAAAGCCTGTGTAAATACACCAGACAACAATGAATTAATATAAAGTGAGTTAAAAAACTCTACTGATCTTTGAAACTTTGTTTTAGCAACTGTATTAATTACTTCTGATAAAGAAGCATTTTTAATTAATCTTGCCATTGTTGCAGAATCTCCTTTGTAACTTTCAAGAATATCTACAAGTTTTTTTATATTTAAAATTTCACCTGCAGATTTTGCTACACTAATATTACCAGCTTGTGTAACTCTAGCAGCTCCTCTAATTTGATCTTTAAGAGCAACTACAACATTTCTAACTAATTGAGCTTGTAAAGCTACATCTTCTATTGCTTCTTTAGTCCATTTTAATTTATCATCACCAAATTGTTTTACATATTTTTCTGAAGTATTTTTTAATTGAAACGCTAATTCTTGTAATATTTGTTTAGATGCTATCATTCTAACTGTAGCAGTTTTTGCTCTTTCACCTTCTTTAGGTAATGCTTTTAAAATTTCTCCTTTATCTCTAAACAATAAAGTTGCTAACTCTTCAGCTTCTGCGTTTTTTAAAACATCATTTTGTAAATAATCTTTTGTTGTTTCGTCAAATCGTTCAGCTACATCATCTATTGTTTTTAACACTTGAGAAGAGTTTCTTAAAGATTTTGTATTTAATATTTTTTTAATAAAAGATTCTGTTTCTGCTTTAGCTTCTTTTTGACCAATGTTAAGTTTTTTAAGGTATTCTTTCATATTAATACCATCATTGTTTTCTGCTATTTGTTTATAAACTTTTTTAGTTTTTTTACCTTGTTGTAAATCTTCTATTGCTTCTCCAGCTTCTTTATAAATTTGTTCTTTTTCTGCTGCAGTTTTAGCTTTTGTTGCTTTTTTAAATGCTTTAACACCAAATAAAATTTCAAGAGGTCCACCAATAAGAAAGCCTTCAAGAACATTTTTTAATCTACCTTCCATTTCAGTATCATCTTCATCTGTTGAAAGATATTGAGTAACTGCGTTATTTAAAACAGGACTATCAAACTCAACTAACATATCTGACAATCTACCTTCATCTCCGCCAAAAACAGTAAGGTCTGCAACTCCTCCTGCAAACATACCTCTAGCTCCTCTTTTAACAATAGTACCTCCAATGCCTATAGCTTTACCAAATTTATTTGGTCCAATAAAACCTGTAATAAATCTTGCAGCACTTTCAGTTAAATTTTCTGCTAATCCTTCAGGTTGGTGAAAAATAGGTAATTGTCTTGATTGAGAAAATGTAGGTTTTTTCCATTTTTCAGGAGTAACAAATCTAGGAATAAAATCAGTAAATGCTATTTTGCCTAACATAGTATCTTTGTTGTCGTAAGGCATAACAATATTAGCATCTACAAAATCAGCAGTTTCTTCAACTGCATTAACTACACCTTGAGCTGCTGATAAACTTAATCTTCCTGCTTTATTCCAAAAATTAAAATCTTTTTCATCAGGATTGGTAATCAAACCAGAATCAACTGGCTCTATTTTTTTTACTCCATCGTTATATGTTTTAAAAAAATTTAATGTTTCTTCGTTTAATGGAGTTTCAGCCATATTTAACCTTCTTTTCTTTTATCTAAAATAGGAGTGTAAGCATTAATATAAGCACCAACATCAATATTACCTTTATCATCAGCATAGCCTTGTAATCTTGCAAGTGTTTTTAAAAGATTGTCTCCTTTAGGATTAGCTAAATATTCATTATACAATTTTTGTAAGTCTGCAGTTTCTCTAGTTGCATAAAATTTATTTGAATTTAAATTAAATTCACTAACATCTATTATTGATATTTCATTATATTTATCAATTATATTCATTCTTAAATCACGTGCATATAATTCTTTTTCTCTTGGGGAAGCATCATGATTAACAGATAAATATTGATCAATTCTTTTGTCATATTCTAAACTTGCTTCAAACGCTTTTTCTTTATTAATAGGTTTGTTAAAACTATTATCAAAAGCATTATAAAATGTAGTTTCTAATATTTTTTTTTGTCCAGAGTTATATTCAAAAAAATTATTACCTTGTATTATCTTTTCAACTTTATCTTCATGTCTAATACTTTCAGATAATATTTTTTCTTTTAAAATAGCAAAAGATTGTTCTCTTTTACCTGATACAACTTTACCACCATTATATCTTTTAAAATTTTCTAATTCATTTGCAAGTCTTAATGCTTCATCATAATCAGCATTAGGATCTCCCTCAACAGCTAATGAATTAATTTTTGCTTCATAAGAACTGTAAATAGATTTATTAAAATCTTCATTAGGTAAAAAAGATTCACCTTTTAATGCTTGATCTAAATTACTAATTTGTTCTTCTGCATTAGATGAGCCAATAAAAGAATCAGCATCTGAAATTAATAGAACAGCATCAATAGCTTCTTTTCTGTTTTTAAGATCGTTAGCTCCAAGCATGTGTTCTTTATTAAATTCTTCTGCTTTACGATAAAATTCTGTTTTATATTTAACTTTTAAAATAGGATTGTCTGTTGATTTATAGTTAATAACTCCAATATTCATTTCGTCATTATAAACTTGTAAACTTTGTTTTTCGTATGCTTTAAAAGAATTAGTTTTTAAATGATAAATGCTTTCAGAATTATTTAAATCTACACCCTGTTTAATTAATTCTTTAACTCTTCTATTACCTACGGAAGATAAAGCCTTTTCTATTAAAGGTGTAAATTTTTGTTTGTAAATATTAATTGCTTCTTCATCATTTGGATTGTCTTTTTGTGAAAAAATAATTTTATCTTGTTCTGCTTTTAATTCTAATAAACTTTTTTTAGCTTCTAATTTTTCTACGTTATCTCTTTTTTTTATTGCATAATCAGCAAGTTGATTTGCAGCTGGTATAAGTGCAGCGGCTACACTTGATTTAGGAGAAATTTGAATACCAGTTTTTATTCCTGTTCCTTCAGCTGTTGGTCTTCCCTGTACATTATATGTTGGAATTTTAGGCATAATTAAAAAAACGCTTTCAATAAACTTGTTCCTGCACCAGCATAATATCCTAACTCTGCAGATTTTGCTTGTTGTCTAGCTACTTGTCCTTGTATTCTTGAAAAGTTAGCTTCTTCAAATTTTTTAGCTTGTCCTATTTTAGCATTATAATCTATAATGTCTTTTTCTATTTCAGCTTGTTCAGCATTAGCTCTTAATATTCTTAAACCTGATCCTTCTAATGTTACACCAGATTTTAAAATATTAGTTTTAGTTTCACCTTGTAATCTTGAAAATTTTTGTTCAAATGTTCCAATGTCAAATTCTTTTTGTTGTTCTATTTGTTCTGCTTCTTGTGTTGCAATTTGAGCATTACGATTTTGAACAGCTTGGTTAAATTTACCTGCTGCACTAGCTTGTCTAGCTGCTGCAACTTGTGTAAATGCAGATATATAAGGTATGGCTGGTGCTACAAAACTCATTAAAAAATCCTCGCATATCTGTAATGGTCTGAGCCATCAAATCCGTAATGTTTCATTAATCCCTCTTCTTGTAATCCTAACCATGATGCAAACTTTAAACCTATTTTAAAATCAGCTCTCACAGCTGTTTGAACTCTTTTTATATTATTTTCTTTAGCTAGTCTTGCAAAATTTTTTTTAATTGCTCTGGCAATAACTAAAGGGTGATCCCAAACTTTAGCAGTTGCTAGAACCCAACCTTCTGCTACACCATCCCAAATAATTTTCATACCTGCTGAAGCAATAGGCTCATCATTAATAATACAAGTGTAAGCTAAATTGTTTTGTTCTAATTGTTTAGCATCTCCATCGTATTGTGCATCTTGATCCATAAGTACATGATTCATTTGACTGGCAAGAATAATCTTACCATGAGTTGCAAGATAGGGAATGATTTGTAATAAATTTTTAGTCATTAGTTTGTAAGTCTGGGTATAAAGATAAAATAGTTAAAGGTAAAGGTTGAGTTTGTCTAACAAATATAAATCCGTCTGTATCATAATCACCTCTAAATTCTACTGCTTTATCTCCGTTAAAAGGTGGTAATCCTTGGTCCATAACATCAAAAGATGTTCTAAATGGTATTCGTTCCATGTTGTTTAAATTTTCACCTACTTCAACTCCAATAGATTCAAAAAGTCTTATAGTAATTTCGTATATTCTTTTTGTTTTAGCTTGTGATGTTCCGTTTTGAGAACCAGCATCTATTCTCATTGTTTGTAATATTGAGTTATAACCTAAACCAACTTTAACATTAATTGATGCTCTATCTAATGTAATTGAACCAGAAGATACAATTTTAGTAGGGTGAGTTGCACCATTAGCTAATACATGAACTGTTTGACCTTCTAAATGATCTAGTCCTGATATAGTTGTAACTGCTGAACCGCTATAACTTAAAGAACTATCTAAAAAATTAAATGTTGTATTGTCTGTTTCTGCAAAATCAAATGTATTAATATATTCTACATATCTTCTAGTAATACCATTTACAGTTCTTTTAACAATAACCCATGTTTGGTATTCAGCATCATCAGTAGGTATAACTGCTACACTTTCACATTCAGCTTTAGTTTGGCTAACAACAGTTAATCTTATTGTGTCAAAACTTTTAATAACTAAATAAGCTAATCCTGTTGGTGTGATTTCTGTTATAGTCAAAACATTAGACGCTACAGTAGATGTAATGCCTGTACCTGATGCAGTATTAGCAGTATTAATAGATGCGTTTAAATTTGCAGCTGTTGCGTTATTACTTGTTTCTATTTTAAATTGTTCAGCAGAAGCTGTACCTGTTGTTGCGGTAAAAGTAATTAATGTTCCATCTGATTTTTGAAAAACAATTCTTGTTCCTGTTACAATGTTAGCATAATCTGTAACTGTAATTTTAGGTATATTTACAATACCGCCAAAAATATGTCTATGCCAAGCAGTAACTTGTTGTTCTCTTTGGTATGTTAAACCTACTAATTCACCATCACCACGAACTCCCCAAATAATTTGATTAGGTTCTTGTTGGTAAGCAAGTTGTGTTAGTCCACCTTCAGTAACGTGTTCAGCAAGAATAGTCATGTCAGGTGCAATATAACCATCTACATCAAAGTTATAAGCAAGTTCTCTTATTTTTCTTTTAGCACGTTGTAAAAATAATGTTGCATTACCTACAGCTATTGCATCAACATTAGCTGAACCATGATTAGATTGTTTTTTAATTAATATGTTTGTTGGTGTAACTGCACTATCTGTTCCACCTCCTGATACTGTAAATTCACCACCAGCTGTACCAAGAATTAAAGTTCTTGTTGCTGTCATAAATCTAATAGCGTTAACTTGGTTAGATGCAATTGTATAAATAATAGCATCATCATCTGCTACTGTACCACCAATGTTTGCATCCATGTTTTCATAATCACCAGACCTTGAGAAAAATATAGTTTGTGGTTGGTTAGTTGTACCTGCAAATACTAATCTTTGTTCAAAGAAAGTAACGCAAGAAGGATGTCCTGTAGTATCTGAAAATGATCCTAGTTGCCAATTTGCTGTAGCACTTGCACTAGATAAAGCTGTAATAATTGTTATAACTGCATTAGTAGTATTTGTAACAGCTGTTATTTTTGCATAACCTGTACTTAAAAAAACAAACCTTCCAACATCAGTAGACAAAAAACCACTACCATTATTAATACCTGTAGTCGCAGAAGCTACTAAAGCTATGCTTGTGCCTGTTGCTGATTGACCTGGGTTTAAAGTTGTTGTTGTAGTATTGGGATCTTGCATTGGTCCTTTAGTAAAATCAACATCTGCTAATGTCCAGTCAGTATGACCAGTACGAGATAATTTTTCTACTTCGTGTGATGGATGTGTAATGTACATAACGTCAGCAGACTGTGCAAATTTAATATCAAACAGTTGTGCAGTTGTGTAAGGTGTTGCAATTTCAAAAACTTTATTCATAGTTCCTGCTGAACTATAGGTAGTAAAATTTGTAGTGTTGATTGCTACACCATCTTTGTTTTTTAAAGAAAAAGTATTGCCATCTATTTTAACAACTAAAAATCTTTTGTTATTAAGTTCTGTCATACCTACAATAGAAGTAATAACTATTTCATCTCCAGTTAAATAACCATGTGAACTACAGGTAATTACTCCTGGATTAGCCTTAGTAATTGCAGAGATAGTTTTATCGCTTTCTAAAACAGAACCATCATCTTTATAAACTCTTATCTTAAGATTAGAAAACTCAAGCATATATGTTTGAGTTGTAGAAAATTCAAAAGGAATTAATCTTGATTTGTTATCGCTGTCTGCTACTTCAGCTACAAATGTACTGCCTGATCTTCTAGCTGCTGCACCATGTGGGTAAACAATAAAATTTTCTAAAGTTTTACATCCTGAAGAATATTTAGTTAAATCATTACGACCATCTAGTCGTGGTGAAAGTTCTCCACCTGTAAAGTTGGTTAGCTGTGCTGCAACTCGTGCCATAATTTAATACCTTGATGTAATAAAAGTACTAGCTTGTATTGAATCTGTCATTCCAAGATCAGGTGAATTGTTTTGACCTTCAGTTGAATCTACAAACCTAGCATCTCTTAGTTTCTCTTGAAATAATTTATACATATTTTGTGCTACAGGATTAGAAGATGTAACACCATACGCAATGTCAGCTCCTAAACTAGCAGATAAAGTTTCTCTTAATAATTCATCGTATTCGTTAGGATCTGTAATTCTTGCTATATATAAAATTTTCATAGTAGATGTATTACTTAATATTTTTCTACCTTCTACTTTGTAATTAGAATCGTAATCTATTATGTAAAGTAATCTTAAACAATCAGCTGGTAAAACAAATTGAGAGGTAAAACCCCAAGACGGAGCTGTTACCTCTTTTGCTAGTGATGTTCTTTTTTGTAAACAATTCCATGGATGTGTTCTAAATAATGCGTCTCTAACTTGCGTAAATCTTGAGTTACAAAGTCTAGCGTTTTTAGAATCTTCTGTTAATGAAAGTATTGTTGTAGCACCTAATTGATTTAATGCTCCATTACAAATGTCTACTACTGATGCCATGTGTTATGTTTTTTTCTTTTTTGGAAAACCAGCTTTCATATTTTTATATGCTTTAGCTGATACTGTTGATTTTGCTTTTGATCTTGAAGTTCCTGCTTTTTTTCTTGCGTTCATATTTTTGTATAAGCTCATGTTATCTCCATTGGTT